TCATAATACCATCATGACGAATTTCAAAATTGTCCAGCCTTTGCGTTCATTTCACAAGCTATGTGTCTAGGTGCTTTTCATAATGAATGATTATATACTATAGAAAATGATGATGCTCAACTATATGAAGCAGTGTCAACAACAAAAACCTCATCTCTTGCCTCTTTAACTTGTTTACTATTTACGTACCTAGTTTCATCAGTTCACGCTATAAACTCTAAGTCTGTAGCTAGCTCACTTGTTCATTTTGTCGCAACATTTGCGGATAACTCTTCTCTAAACACGGAAATTAGCATTTTATTATCAGTACCACCATTATCAAATACTATATGATCTGTTTCTGTTAATTCCGCATTTACTACTTTTAATGAAACTGATTTTCCGATTTGATCGTTAGTCGGAGTAAGTGTAGCACCTGTACCTCCAGTAGCTGTTTTTGCTGTTACTTCTGCATCTGTAGGAAGTTCCACTTTCCCTGCTACTGTTTCACTTGCATCCGATTGAGTTGATCATGATGAAACAGCTGACCAAGCTCACCCAATATATTGATTAAGCTCTCATGTAGTAGTATTATAAACCATCATACCATTTGAAGCAGAAATTAAGTCTCTGTTTGTTGTAGTATATGAAGGAAAAGGCTGAGTGTCTCCGTCAACTTTACTATTTATAGCCACTAACATATCTGACCAAAATTGATAGTTATCTGAAATAATTACCTCACTTCATACATTATGTGTTTGTGCTATACTATTTACAGAAGCTCATTTTTCTAGAGTTATATCGCTTACTGTTAAAGTTTTAGCTGATCCATCATACGCATTAATTGTAGCAATTTGCATATTAGTATTTCAAGGATTCACAACAATATATGTAGTAACCCCAGAAGGAAACGTAAAATTAGGAGTTCCCACAACGTTTACCGTACCAACTCATCAAGTCCATGACTGAGAAAGGCTTGTTTTAAAATTATCCTCTAAAGGGATATTAATTATGTTTGACATGATTTTTAAATTATCAAATATTTTGTGTTGGGAATATATCCATTACTTCTTTTTCTCTACTTATTTTTATTTTATCTAGTGTCCAAACATTTGGGTTGGATTCACTTGACATACTTACTTGCAAGTTAGGTCAACTAGAAAACATAGGAATTCTAATTAAATATTGAAATAATTCAATTCAATCCGTAGACGTAGTACCTCAACCAATCGCTTCAATTCATATTCAAGTAGTTCAGATTGGTATACTTCATCCAGTAACCTCTATATAATCGTCATTAATAATACTTGAAGCTACTATCTCTCCATCTACTATTATACTCACTGTTATTTCAGCTCATTCATTCTTTAATCATACAATATCTACTGCATCAAAAGTTTTCCATTGTCCAACATCTCAAAAATCCCATCTTTTAGTTCTTAATTCCGTGGGTATTCATATTCAAAAATCTTGAAATCATGTTTCTATTTCATACATTTGCCCCCCACTTGCACTTGTCGCGAGTATTTTTTCAGTTCAATTACTATCTATATATAACCCATAGTCATAAAGAGAGGGTAAATTATATTTACTCCATGCTCATACTAAACTTGAATAAACAAGTGTTGTATCTGGGATAGAATCATTATTTGTATCAAACGTAAAGTAATAATTATTATTAAAAGTATTATAATACCCCGTATTATTATTTCTTTGTGTCGGGTGTATATCATCAAGTAAAGCTCTTAAATCATTACCGAGAGGCTCACTAGCCATTGCAGTTGATCATACAACTCAACTTCTAGGCTTTACCCTATCTATTCCAGAATCATTATAATACATTATTGCATTTTCTACATTTTTTATAGCTCTATGACAATATCCACCATTTGCTGAATCAATTGCTTCTGATGTGGCTAAGTCTCATGCAACACTGTATATTTTTTTGTTTTTAAATACAAGAAGAATAGATCATAAATCTAACATTCCGTTAATCCTTCATAATTCATCTCCTCAAACTTTGATATCATTTGCGTCAATTGTATCTGCGTTAGCAGCTCAAGCAGTAGTTGCATATATCGTAGAAGGATTCAAGTCTTCTCATGCTCAATATATAGAATCTGCCATATATCTTAAGTATCTAACTAGTGGTTGTGCTCAATGTGTTGTATATGTTGTTCCGTCATAATCTGCGTAATCATCTACACCATTACACATATATACTACATTCAGGTAAACAGCAAAAGACCAACGAGTTCTTGTTATCCCGTCGGCTTCAAATTCTGTTAATCATGTTTTAATACTATTCCATGTAGTTGTACCCTCATCATATTTATACATGTTTGTACCTGATGTACATAGAGCCATCGTAGTTCCGTCTGTATCATTTTTCCAAAAGAAATAAGAAGAAATTGGAGTAGCTCAAATTGAATCTCCAAAGTTAGCAACACCCCCTCTTGTTTGAATTCTCTTATCTTTATTATAGAACATATTTGTTAATACCTCAAATTGATTGTCATCTATATTAGATGGTTCAACTAAAGATAACCCACCTCGGAAATTCTCTATATTAGTTATAGGCATTGTTTTTTAATTATCTATCTAAAACGTTTGCTTGTGTTACATATCTGTTACCTCTTTGCAATCAATAAGTTAAATCCTCAACATTATCGAATATATAAGTGCTATATAATGTATCTAATTCAAGTTGATATTCTTGCAATTGTCCGGATGCTGTATTTTGTTTCCCATCTATACTTGACCATGCTAAAAATGCTGCATATTTAACAAGTGCAGTATCGAAGTCCATTGGAAACCCTGTTTCAGTTGAATCATCAGTAGGGTATGAAACTCTTTTTAAATAATCTAGGTCAATTGTTCAAGTCCCATTAGGTAGTACATCAAATCAAATATTAGCACCGAACGTATAATATTTACTAGGAGTTCCACTAACAAACGTAGAGTATTCCCTTTTCAATATAATCTTTGTGGTTTTTATTAAATTCGTTCCATTGTATCTTACAAGCTGTACTTTTCATAAATCAGTAGGGTATGCATATTCTTGTGTTCAACTAACAGTACTAAATGTTGTGTTACCATCATTCTCACTCCATTGGAAATTACCGTCCTTTTGTAACTTAAGACTAGCGGACTTTAAATATCAGTTTAGTGCTGAGTCAGACCATATCTTCCCGTTTGGGTCTTTTTTTAATTCTGTCCTTACGTCTGCTCTTTGTTCTGCTCTAGTAGAATTTGCCATAAAGATTTTATAAATTAATAAACTCCCATAGTCTTTAATATACATTAATTGTAATTAAATACGAAAAAAAGCAAGAAACTTAATTCTTGATTAATGAAACCCAGTGTATTAGTGATGTTGCAAATTAACTATTAATGATTTTTTGTAATTCCTCATCACTAGCACCGCTGACTTCCAAATTCATATTTACGTTTTGTTCCTGCTCTAATTTATCTCTATACCTAGCATCTCTTCTTCTCATTACATCTAGAGCCAGTTTTCCGTCTCCATCTTTTATACATTTATTTATAGTCTTTCTGGCTTCTACAAAGGCATATTCACCAGCATCTTCCATTTTGATAGAAAAGAGTTCGTCTTCTTTAAGCCATTTATAATAAGTTGGTCTTGATATATTGGCATAGCTACATGCTTCTGAGATTGTTCAATCTATTCTTAAAATATCTTCAAGTTTTTTTACAACCTCAGGAGTCTTATCTGTTATTCTTCCAGTAGTATACCCCTCTGGTTTAACCTTAGTAATTTTCTTCACTGGTTTATTCTTGAGAATTGGCTTTGCATTGTTCTCTATCATAATACTATAGTTTAGCAATAATATTTTCTGTCTTCATTAGGTGTGATGGTTTTTTCCCATACTTTTCTGTATAAGCTTCTATTGATTGTTTTCTAGTAAGTTCTTCTGTAATTTCATTTACTTGTGAGTCTAATTCCTCTATTTCTTCTTGTATTACCTCCACTGTATTATCTTTAGAAATAACACAATCGTCGTCTTCTGTAAAATCTCTACCTGATAAGTGTTTATGGATTTGTGGATTAATAGTTTTAACTATTATTTTTTCTCATTCATTGTTTAATACGTTGTACATATTATTTTATATTAGAATATAAGTCTAGTCTAGTCTTGATTCTTTCATTGATAACCTTAATAACATATGTATCTAAGCTATCTACTGTTACGTCTTGTTTATTTATTTCATCTCCTATGTTATAAGGAGTAATATAAAATAAGTTATAAGGCACATTAGTTTTATGAAAGTCCTTTGTAATATGTTCCCTTGTTTCGCTATCTTTACACTGGTCTAACCTTTTGCATTGTTCTTCTGATAGTCTATCAATATCAAGCTCTTCATTTAGATATCTAATCATAATATGTCTTGATATACCTCATTTTGCTAATTCCGAATACTTAGGTTGTAGGTCTATATATTCTTTAATTACTTCCTTTCTTTCCTCTGTTAATTCTTTTATTGAATCGTCAGCAAAATTTATTTCCATATATTAATTTATTATTTATTATTTATATATACTATTATACTCAATATATTAATATTTTCAACTTATTTATATTGGTGTAATAATTTATATTCAATCAAGGTCTTCCGTAATTTTTTCAATTAACTTTACCTTAAATTTTATTTGAACTAATAATTGCTTTATTTCCCTAGAAGCTTTATTGAAATCATCACTATTCGTATAAGGCTGAATAATTGTTCAAATATCATCGTGTACCTTTTCAAATAATTCTTGTATCTCTTTTCAAATATTAGCTCATATATCTGTTTCATGTGTACATGCGTCTAATTGATTTCTTTTTTCTTTGCTATCCATAATATTTTATTTATTAAATAAGTGGGTCTTTCCCTTTTGGGAACTACCTTTATAATAGTTCTATTTATTCTTAATAACATTCCCCTCTTCGTCTCTATATCAAGGGGAACAAGTATGAACCTCTGCTGGGTTTACTTCAAAGCATCTTTTACATTGTTTCATAATCGTTTCCTATTTATCAAATAAGTTGTAAACGTTTCCTGTTCTTTTTGGTTCTTCTTTTGATAGTATCAAACTTGCGTTTCTTTGTACTTTTCTTATATGGTCGTAAAATTGCTGTCTTATCATAGTATAGTCTCATTTAGAAATGTTCGTATACTCTTCTGATAATTCAATACAAGATAATGCAATAGTTGCTTCACTAATTAATTCCTCCAATTTTTTTTTCATCTCTTCTTTTTATTTATTAATAATACCACTGATAAAACTTTTTCTTTCTTCAATTTCAACTTCTAATCTCTGAACCTTTTTTAAATAATCCGCCTTTACCATTGGTACAATATTTCTATTACCAATCTTAAGTCTTGAATCAGATAATGAATCAATACAATTTTCTAAACTTTCTTCTGATGTATATTCCCCGTATGCGTGTTTATGATTTTCCATAGTTATATTTATCAAATAAGTATTTTTTCAGATAGTTCCTTTGTTTCTTGTGTTACCGCTTCCATACATCAATCCATATAGTCTTTTGCCATTAAATATAACTCGACTTCATCAAATGTATTTAAGTCCTCTTTTTCTAATTCATCAATATTCTTTTGAAATTCTTTCTGTTTTTCACGTAATTCCCTGTATTTTGTAAAATTATCCATTTTTATTTATTTAAAATCTTTAAAATCTTCCCCTTTATATCAATATAATCCGATTTCATTATTTCTTTCCATTTTTCCTCTGTAATATTTAGTAAGATATCAGTTTCCTGCAATTTATTATTAGATACTCGGTCTTCTAATTCTGATACATAAACTTCCATAATATTTTGTTTAATTATTATCTCTATCATCTAGCGCGTCGTCTAATTCCATATTTAATTTATCCAACCTATCTATCACTAATCATTTAACTATCTCAATACAAAATATAATTTTTGTATCAGTTATTCAACCCCATGTCTGAATATCTTGTATTTCTCAGTATTCAAATTCTAATCTCTCTCTAGACCATGTGTTTATATTTTCCATTTTTATTCGTTATGGTTAATAATAATAATTTGACCGTTATATACTTCTTCAAAATGAGAAAAAGTTAATCAATTTATTTCAGCTTTCATTATAATAATTCTTAATTTTTCAATATTGTCACATTTTAAGAGACAGAAAGTTACCTCGTGTATTTCTATTTCTTGTCTGTTTTTTATTGTGTTCATAATATATATTTATTAATGTAATATAGCTACTTTAATTAACTTGTTACATTAGTATTATATATATAATACTAATAAATGCAAATATTATTCTTTATTTTTGTTTGACATTTCTCTCATCTCTTTTTTAAAAGATGAGTTTATACTCTTCCTAATTACGTCAGTCCTTGCACTCATACCCCACCTAGACCCCAAAATATTCATCTCGTCCAGTTCTTTTATATAAAACGTACAAGAGATTGTTTTTGTGTCTCCCGTTCCTTTTTTTGGCCTTCATGGTAAATTTACCATTTTATTTATGGGCTTTAATACTTTTTCTTCTTTCTTTTCTTCTTTCTTTTCTTCTTTCTTTTCTTCTTTCGTTAAGTTACTTAATATGTACATTGCTTCTGTTTTTTGTTCGTCCAAAGAAAGTCTATTATTAATAATAGACTTTAATACTTTTTTCTTTTCCTCTTCTTTCTTATAGAATTCTAAAATTTTATAAATCATTTACTTTCGTTTATTAAATTAATATACCTTTTTTTTATTGCTGTTTTTAATACAATTGCATGACTTTGATAATCAACGTATCTATATAAACTATATTGATTCCATTCATTATCTGTATAATCTCAATTTTTGACTCTTATCTTTAGCTCTTTTATTGATAATTCTTTCATACTAACTATTAAAAAGTAATAATTCTTTCCCTCTCCTATTTTCAAGTCATTTATTCCAACCGTATACCTGCATTATATATCTTATATCCTCTTTTTTACATTCTTTTATATAATACTTCAAATTCATCTGGTTTCCTCATGTGTTATATATATAACTCGTTAAAGCTATCTTTTTATTAACATTAAAGCAATTTGGAATACCCTCATAGATAGGAGTTACCACTACCATTTTCCTTTTGATTGCTTCTTGTTTTGTAATCACCTCTCATTTATACGATTTCGTTCAGTATCAAATCGACCAACGATTACTATTATTTAAATATCAGTCATAATATGCGTTCAATCTTAATCATTCAAAGTCTGATATAAATAAAGCTGCATCATCTAACCCCGTTTTTATAGTCTGTGACGATTCTTTTTCTAAATTAGCTATCTCGTTATACAAATAGTTATAAGATGCTTCTTGTGTCATTTTAATAGCACAATCAATATCTCAATTACATAAGTTTAATCTTTCCACTCTCGCGTTACATTTATCAGTGTCACATATATCGTTATTATATTTATTCTCGTTTGCTTGTACTGGTGTATCAAACGCAGATATTAATATAAAAAACATAGATATAAATATAAAAAACATAGATATAAATAATCACATCCATAACCATAATATATTATTTCTTAATACATTTTGTTCAAACCAGTATCATTTATCTTGTATTTGTTGTTTTGTGAAATTAATCACTTTTGTTTTTGTTTTCATTTTATATACATTTTTCAGTTAATAAATATTCATCACTAGCTCATCTTTCCTCTGCTAATTCACAAAAAGTATTATGCACTTCATTTTCATATTCTATATATTGCTTTTGTTGTAATATGTACATAAACATACCAATAATTGATAGGATTAAATATAGTGTTGTTATTAGTTTCATAATATATATTTATTTTTAATTATAAGATTGGTATAAGCTTTGTACTTCTGCGCTTGTTATTACTACTCATATTTTATTTTCCTTACAGTAATCTATAAGGAAATCTATATACTTTATAGCTTCATATTTATCCAGTTTTTTTGTTTCTACATGATTTGGAACAAGTATTTTTTCTCATTTGTACTCATGTACAAAATATGAAAAACAGTATATAAGTGTGTATTTTTTCGCATCCTCCATACTCCGTCAATTAAACTGTCTTATCTCTCCAATTATTTTATGAAGTGTCGCGTTTTGTGCAATAGTTCTTCACTCCTTACTTTCCACCTTAGCGCATATATATTCTTGTTCTTTTTTTCCTTTACCTACATATCCTATGATTTTTTCTGCTTTTCATTTTATAGTCATATATATTTAATTAAATTATTTCCCAAAGAAGGTATTTTTATTAATTTCTCCAGTGTTCACATATTCTACAATAGCTATTTTTGCATTAGCTGAGACAGTAAATCAATCTTCTTTTATGACTTTTAATATTTCATCCAGTGTATTATTTCATGCTTCTGCTACTGCTACTAAATCTTCATAATTAAAATAATTATGCACTGTATCTACTTTTCATTTTCAATCATATTCATCTGGTAGATCCTCTCATTTATAAATATATAACCCTAGACCGAATCAAGTTGCAATAGCTTTTACCATACACCTTTGATAGGTTTTATTTATTTCTTTTGCTGTCAATTTACCTTTTTGAATAGCATTATTATTGAAGTCCATTACGTGTAAATGTTGTGTAACTTCTACATCTAAAAAAGTTGAATATACTTTAACTTTAGCAAAACAACCAAAGTCATCTACAAAACCTAGTCATCAATCTTTATTCTCAAACCATTCGAATCTTATATCTGGTATACTCTTTTTTAAAAAGTCCCATACATCAGACCAAGAAGAATAATCAAACTTTCATTTTTTACTCTTTTCTAATCATACCTTACTTAACTCTATAAAGTAATTCTCTTTTGTTAATTTTTCCATTTTTCTTTTTTAATTATTATTATATTCAGTTATTGTATCAAAATCGTAAAAATAATCTTTATTATAATTACTCTCTTGGAGAGATTCCTCAATACTTCTATTAATATGTTTAAAACTTTTTTTATTCATATAAGTTTTTAATCCTTGTAAATGTATTTTTGATATTGCCTTTATATTACGAGCATCCCTTTTTATCTTATCAATCCTTTCCTCTAATAAACTAGATACTCTGGTTTTATCATTGAAATTAATAGGATTCCTTTTTCCCATTTCTTGGTATTGTTCTAGGTTTATTGTTTTCATTCTATTAAATTAGAAAATATAATATCTAAATTTTCTTTTGTTTTTGTGAGTCATAATTCTGTTTCATATAATGAGTCGTTATCCATATCATCTTGAATCATCAATAATGTTCATATTTTTGTTTCTCTTATTTCTGTATTTAACATTTCTTGTACTTCTTGTAATGTATACTTCATAATAGTTTTTTATTATATAAAAAATATCCGTGCATTAGATTAATAACTTAAGGTTGTCTTATATTTAATCTACATGGATATTATATATATAATATTATTAATTACAAGTTTAAATATATATTTTTACTTGACGAATATTATTTTTAGTCTTTTGTTACTTTTCCATATACTCAATGAACTTTGATAGAGTATAATATGACTGTGTGATGCTTTCAGAAGGCTTTACCTATAGAGACATAAGTAAAGCCTTTACTCCTTAAAAATACATAGCAAGCAGCTTTTGCCTTCTGTGTATACTGTTTTTTTCATCAATTAAGTACCTCCTCAATAAAAAGTACTCTGTGCGTACTACATATTTCTAGTAATTCTTTTTTATACCTTTCTATAATGTTCATGATCTCATTTTATTCAAATAGGGTGTATCTTTGCACTTGTATCAAAAAAATGACGGTATTCAGGATCCTTAGTTTCAAACCTTTTTTTTCAGTGTATGGCATCTATTATATATCACATGTGTTTTTTATTAATTCTATCCTTTGGATTAACTTGATTGATTCTTTAGCTCAATAACAAATCTCAGCTTGTACATTATTACATTTATTTAATAATTCACACCATTCTTTTTGTTCTATAGATGTAGTACTTAATTTTTTTCATTTCTTACTCTTAGAGTAGTCTATTTCTCTTTTTAGCTCAATAAACAATAAAGCATTAGACTTAAGTATTATACAAAAATCTGGAAATCAGGGGGATAGCCCCATTCTTTTTTTTCTCTTTGCAGCAAGCATTGCAACCTTTGGGGGGAGTCAGGACTCATTAGCTATATGGGTAAACATATATTGTTCATACCTTAGCCATTTTGCTAATATTTCTGATTCTATATTTTCAACATATACCATTATAGTTTTTTTATTTTTCTAAAATAGTACCTTTCAAGTTAGCATCTGATAAATCTACACATCTTAAATCTGCATTTATTAAGCTTGCACCTGTTAAATTAGACCCTCACAAATCTACCCATATTAAATTTGCACCTTCTAAATCTGTTCCTGTTAAATCTGCATCTCTTAAATTTGCTCCTGATAAATTGGCATATCTTAAATTTGCTCCTGTTAAAATTGTTCCTGTTAAAATTGCACCTTCTAAATCTGCATATATTAAATTTGCACCTTCTAAATCTGTTCCTGTTAAATTTGCATCTTTTAAATCTGCACCTTGTAAATTTGCATCTCTTAAATTTGCACCTTGTAAATTTGCATCTCTTAAATTTGCATTCCTTAAATCTGCATATCTTAAATTTGCTCCTGTTAAAATTGTTCCTGTTAAAATTGCACCTTCTAAATTTGCATCTGTTAAATTTGCACCTTCTAAATCTGCATTCTTTAAATCTGCACCTTTTAAATCTGCATTCCTTAAATCTGCATATATTAAATTTGCATTCCTTAAATCTGCATATATTAAATTTGTATTCCTTAAATTGGCATATATTAAATCTCACTCTACCTTTAAGATAACATCTCATTTTAAGTTTTTAATTTCCATTATGTTTTTTTTACTTTTCTAAAATAGTACCTTCTAAATTTCACTCTACTGATAAAATAGTACCTTCTAAATTTCACTCTACTGATAAAATAGTACCTTCTAA